CATAATGTGACATTGATTGGTCGCATAATTACCCCTAAAAGCAGTTTTTACTTAAACCTATGCGCACGCATTACCCAAAAAAAGAACTGAACTGAAACTAAATCAGTGCATAAATGATACTAGACTGATAATAAGGGGGGGGGGAACATAGGGTGGTTGGGCGGGTATAGATGGTAGTGCCTCCCAGTAAAGAAGATGGAATCCGAGTGCAGAAAGGCCACTAGGTTTACTTTATACACCGCCAAGCCCCCCATTGGGGTATGGCAACCGCAATAACCGGCTCCTTTTACCTGACCCAAACTGTGACTTTACCCCTGGCAACCGCTAGCGGAACAAGAGTTACAGACACCGTAGATCTATCAGCATATGTTAATGTCCCAACTGGGCAAGCAATTGCTATTGAATCCGTAGACTTCATTCACCAACTAGGTTCAGACTATGGTTCTGATGTAGGCGGAATGTTATCATCTAACGGTGCTCTTACAGCACAATTAGTTGACTTGAACCCTGCTGGGATTCTAGTTAGAGCAGACAATCATTCGCTGATCGCATCAAGCGGTCTAAGTATTGATTCAGTAAACAACATCGCTACACACTCCGCAGACTTGTATCCAGATAACTTTGGACCTGCTGCACAAAGCGAGTCGTTTATGGTGGTCAATGATACTCTTTACCTAACTGCTGGACCAGACAGTGCTAATACTGGAACATCAGATGTTTACGTTACTGTTCGGATTCGCTGCCGTGTAGTTAAACTATCAAATCGTGATTGGATGGCGATCGCAATACAGGCAACTGCTGAGGCTTGATTGCCGTGGCTTGCGAAACATGCAAGTTGCTCAAGGAGTTGTTAGTCAGTGCTGGCGTCCCTGTTGATATTGCTACACCGGCTAGTAAACTCGCTGCCCCTCTTGAAAAGAAGGTCAAGCGGAAAGCGAGTGCTTACAGTATCAAGTACGGTAAGGCTTTCAAGCGAGTCGCTGGAAAATACAAACTCAAGTCCGGAGCATGGGCAAAGAACGGATTCAAGCGAGCCCAAAAGGAAGCGCATAAAGTAGCAAAGAGGATGAGATAATATGAAAGGACGTAATGAAACTCTAGTAGTGATGACACCTAATGTTGATGCAGCATATAATGCAGGCATTGGTGGATGGTTAGATCCTAATGGATATCAGACCTTCTTGGCTGACGCTCTCCTATACACTTCAGTTATTGATCTCTCAGGATGGTCTATGGAGAAGTTCACATTTGGTACAGTACAGTCACAATTCCAAGACCCAGGTGTTTACACATCAACTGCTATATCTGCTAAAGTTGAAGTCGTGGACATCATTAGTCAAATTCCATTACCGCGCTCATCCCCACAATTGGCAAACATCGTTGCTAACATGGGATCTAAAGCACCAGGTATGTTAGGAACAGAACAAGACTTCTCTTCTATCATCTACGGGAACTACCGATTGTATGTTCCAAACAATTCTTTGGGAGCATTCCCGGGATTCTTGCAATTATTATCTTCTAGCTCTTTTGGATCTAAGGAACCAACAGCCGCAGAGAATCTTTACTTCTACCGATTAGTGAAATGTGTTGGAGCTCCAGGAGAGACTCTGACAATTCCTGCATCTCGCATTGGATTATTCGGTGCCTTCTATGAAGAGGGTGACTTAGAATACATGATGAGACTTAAGAGATCATACGAACTTCAACAGTTGGTTGATTAGAATGGCAAATTTCAAGGTATCTCCATTCGGTGGAATGGGTTATTGGGAATTTACAGGACAAGTGGCTGGCTCATGGTTAGGCGCGACTGTGTGGTTGGCAACATCACCTGTGATTATCGCTGATGGTCCTCAACCGGGACCTGTGGATGTTGCTTGGTATTATGCAAATCTAAGAAATACTAACCGACTTAGAAAAGAAGGTGGTATGTTAGGAGCACAACTTGATGATTATCTAGAAGTTCCATTGCCGCCCGGGGAATCTTGGGGCGATGGTTACGTTGCTCCTGAATCAAATAGAAAGGATACACCATATGTCTTCAACAAATTGCCTGAAGGCAGTGGAATTCACATGAATTTCAAATTCAGTTTTGACAATTGGGCAATGCCACCGATTGATAAGGAAACATTCTCTGTTACTGGCACGATCTCTGAACCAACACCGATGCAACTAACTTATGTTGAACGAGATTCACGATGGCCGGATTGGAATTAATCCTCTTCAAGTTTTCTTCCACAATTCCCACATGTGTGTTGTTGCAACCATTCTTCCGGTCCAATCCACGACGCATGGCATTTGCATTTGTAAATTCTCATTCTTCATTCCCCTCCGCGATCCGTTCAAGTAATTCTTTAATCTTCAAACCAAGGAATCGTAATTCTGCAATCTCTCTATCAATTCTATCCATCTCTTTCCTCATTCAATCACCTCTGGTATCATTGTAGGGTGAGAATTCCAATCACAATTCAAACAATCCTTGCGAACGCCTAGTATCTTGGCTCCGTCTTCAGGAGAGACAACCCATTTACTATCTGTGACCAAGTAGGTGGTGATGCAATTAGATTCACATTCCCAACAAATCATTCTGTCACACCCGTCTTGAAGGATTGTTTTCCGCATTCGTGGCAATCTTCCACCAGAGTGATCCCTAAAACCATATTCTCACTCACAAAGAACTTGTGACCGCACATAATACATTCATACTCGCGTTTAATGATGCTAATCCGCGCTTCTTCCGATAACTTACGACGCACCCAACCGCTAAAGTTTGCCTTTTGTTTGGCTAATTCCCATGTAGTGCTGCATAATGTGACATTGATTGGTCGCATAATTACCCCTAAAAGCAGTTTTTACTTAAACCTATGCGCACGCATTACCCAAAAAAAGAACTGAACTGAAACTAAATCAGTGCATAAATGATACTAGACTGATAATAAGGGGGGGGGG